CGGACCATTTGGGGATGTGTTTGGAAGAGGACGTAGGAATCGAGATCTAAATATTCAATGCCAAATATCATTACTAGATTCGTTTGTTGGTAAACAATTAGAAGCCAATTACAAACTACCAAGCGGTAAAAATCAAACAGTTGTTATTAATGTTCCTCCAGGTATAAGTCATGGAGAAACTATACGTTATCAAGGGCTAGGCGACGACAGCATTCCTAATACACCGCGTGGAAGTTTAAATGTAACTATTATTGTAATACCAGATTCAAACTTTAGACGAGAAGGTGATGACTTATATACAACAGTAAACATTACACCAATCGAAGCAATGATAGGTTGTAGAAAATCTGTTAGATATATTACAGGCGAAAACAAAGACATTGAGATTCGCCCAGGTGTTGAAACTGGTATAGAATACGCCAGCGCAGGATTCGGTTTCAACAACCCACATTCGGGTTTAAAGGGACGATTTGTTATTGTTATTAACATACGAACTCCAGTAGTCAACGATCCACAACTAATAAATGAATTGAGAGATTTAGATGTTCGAATTAGTCAAAGAACCTGATCCTATACTAAAACAAAAAGCCGAACGTTGGGATTTTGAGCAACACGTTAACGCAGCAGTAATCGAAAGAGAAATGCTAGAAACTATGCGGGCTAGTAACGGTATTGGACTAGCTGGTAATCAAGTTGGTTTACTACGCAGAGTGTTTGTTATGAAATTACAAGACGGCAGAGAAATCGGTTGTTTCAATCCGTGGATTATGGTTGGCGACAACGATCTTAATGATGGCGATGAAGGCTGTCTTAGCTTTCCTAATCTTTGGCTTAAGGTTAAACGAAGTCCAAAAATTACAGCCGCATATCTTGACAACACGGGAAAACAATGTATAATAGAACTTGAAGGCATCGATGCAAGATGCTTCCAACATGAATTAGATCATTTGGATGGAGTAACTTTTACAGAATATGTAAGTAGTTTAAAACTTAACATGGCAAGAAAAAAACAAAGGAAACTAAATGGTTGAACCTAGCGACAATCTACAAGCAGTATTTGAAAAAGCAATTGAAACTGCAAAAAAATTACATCACGAATATCTTACTATTGAACATTTGTTATTGGCAATGCTAATGGAAGATGGTTTTAGTAAAACTATACAAGGTTACGGTGCTAAGGTAGATGATCTCAGAAAGAATCTTGCTAACTATCTGCAAAACAAATGCGGTGAAATTACTACACCCGATGTAGTAGTTAAACCTAAAAAAACACAAAGCGTTGAACGTATTCTTAATCGTGCATTTACACAAGTGTTGTTTAATGGACGTCAACGAATTGAACCCACTGATGTGTTTCTTGCAATGTTTCCAGAGAAACGTAGTTGGGCTTATTTTTATATTCAGCAAGCTGAGATTGATAAAGATAAGTTTGCAGACTATTTGAATAATGCTATTGAAGAAGAAGAAATAGAAGAACAAGACACTGGCTCTAACAGAGCACTATCGGCATTTACTACAAACCTTAACGAAGCAGTTAAGAAAAATAAAATTGATCCAGTTATTGGTCGTATCGACGAGTTAGAAAATATTGCTCTTGCAATGGGTCGTCGTAGTAAGAACAACGTAATTCTAGTTGGTGATCCAGGTGTAGGTAAAACTGCTATAGCAGAAGGACTTGCGTTTAATATCGTTAAGGGCGCAGTTCCAGACTTCCTCAAGGATTATACTGTTTACAACTTAGACATTAGTGCTATGCTTGCAGGCAGTAAGTATCGAGGTGATTTTGAAGAACGTTTTAAAATGGTCTTAAAGGCACTTACTAAAAAAGGTAAGACTGTATTGTTTATCGACGAAGCACACATGATTAGTGGTGCTGGTAGCGCAGGCAATAGTAGCAACGACCTTGCCAACATGATGAAGCCTGCGCTGGCTAAAGGCAATGTCAAAGTTGTTGCATCAACTACTTGGGAAGAATATCGTAAACACTTTGAAAAGGATCGTGCGTTGATGCGTCGATTCCAACGTATTACTGTTGACGAGCCTACACAAGAAGTAACACTACAAATCCTTAAAGGTATTAAGAAATACTACGAAGGATTCCACAATGTTAAGATTAAAGACGATGCTCTACAAGCAGCTATTAAATTATCTGTTAAATTCCAAACAGATAAAAAACTACCAGATAAAGCAATCGATTTAGTGGACTTGGCTTGCTCGCGGTTTAATCTAAAATTAGCAGACGAGCGTGTTGTTACAGAACGTGAAATTCAATACGAACTTTCTAAAGTTGTACAAATGCCCGAAGAAGTAGTAGCAGAAACGGAGAGCCACAATCTTTCTACTCTCCAATCTAAATTGGAAGAAGAAGTATACGGACAAGACCTTGCTATTACAGAAGTTGTAGATAAGATTATGGTTGCACAAGCAGGTCTTAAATCTGAAAACAAACCTATTGGTAGTTTTGTCTTCATGGGGCCGACTGGTTGCGGTAAAACTGAAACTGCTAAATCACTTGCTAAAAACTTAGGTGTTAAGTTGCTACGTTTTGACATGTCAGAGTATCAAGAGAAGCACAGCATTAGTAAGTTGATTGGTAGCCCTCCAGGTTATGTTGGCTTTGAAGAAAATGCTGGCTTGTTGATTACACAGGTTCAAGAGAACCCAAATGCTGTTCTGTTGTTTGACGAAGTTGAAAAGTCGCATCCAGATGTTAGCACAGTACTGCTACAAATGATGGATAACGGTTTTATTACTGGATCGAATGGTAAACGTGCAGATTGCCGTCAGTTAGTTTTAATTCTTACTACTAACGCTGGTGCTACAGAAGCAGATAAAAATGCAATTGGTTTTGGAGCACAACAAAAAGAATACAGCGACAAAGAACTTAATAAGTTTTTTACACCAGAATTCCGTAACCGCTTAGATGGTATTATTACTTTCAACAAGCTAGGTAAAGAAACTATGGTTAAGGTCGTTACTAAATTTATTGATGAACTGCGTAATCAAGTTAAAGAAAAAGGCATTCGTATTAAGATTAACAAAGATGCTATTGAATACTTAATCGAAAAAGGATTTGATCCTAAAATGGGTGCTCGCCCGTTGCAACGTGTAATTGATAAAGACATTAAACGTAATCTTGCTAAGATGATGTTGTTTGGCGAACTTAAAAATGGCGGATGGGCTACCATTACTGTAGACGGTAGTCAATTAATGATTGTTGCCAAAGGTAAGGAACCTAAAGTTCCGTTGCTTTCCACAGATATAATTATCGAAGATGCTATTCAAGACAACTAAAAGACTATTTAGAGGCCAGTATCAGTACAAGTTAGTTTTAACTTGTGCTGGTGCCAGCTGGTTTCGTGGAGGGGACTGGACTGGCACTTTAGAAAATCTTAAAAAATGTACTCTTGACGACAAGTCTGCAAGTTGGCATTCAAGGTCTATTAAAACTAAAGAAGATTTAGATTATGCTTTTAAATTACAGCATCAGCTTTCTAAACTAACAAACTTAGAAGTTAGAGTAGAAAGTCCGTGGATAACTATCTACACCAACGATAAAGCCAGTGTAGATAGTTTAGTTAAGATTGATAGGGAAAAAGTTAAGTATATTTGTGTTCCGCCAGCTAATACACCATTAGAAGAAAATACTATTATACTACCTAAAGTTAACTACGATTATAAGATTACCTTGGGCAAAACTGACCAGGAACACAGCGCATTTATACAATGGGCTGAAAAGAACACTAAATTAAAGTTAACCAATACTTGTAAGCGAGAACTTACTAGAAATCGCAGTTGGGGCGGCACATACTTTTATGTTACGGGCGAAAACAACTTGCTCATGACAAAAATGCACTTAGGCGGCTCAATAAACAAGATTGAGCGCATAATCAAAGCGTAATCATATAAACCCTCATACGATAAATAGTATATCCGCACAGAATTCGTGTGACTATTAATAACGGGCTTAAAAATGCGTATTAGAGAACTATTAGAAGGTAAAAAATTCAACGATTTAGAATTCGTCAAACAGGACGAAGAAGGTACAGGTATCAACTACGACTTAATCGAAGACCTTGCGTTTTTCATGCACAATGATGATGATATTTACAGACAACATGTCTATCCAAGTGTAGTACGTTGTATCAATGGAATGAATTCTAAGAAGCAAATCAACCCAAATATTTTCAAAGCTGCTGTAGAAGAAAGCTATAGAAACTATCTTAAAAAATTTCCTATACGACAATTACCAACTTCTTTAGACGAAGAACTATGTTTAGAAGTTTGTAAGAAATTGCACGACGATTTCCGTAAAGATTACGACGACGGAAAATATAAGGATTAATTGTGTTACTTAGAGAACTGTTCTTTAATGAGGCAAAAGCTCCTGCTGAAGACGACAGCATGGAAAAATACGGCCGACCATTTAATCATCCAGAACATTTAGTATTTTTCAAAGGATCAAACGGCACATTAGAAGCACTCGGGCATTTTAAAGAAATAGCCGAAGAACTCGAAGGTGGTACAACCGTACGCCGTAAATGGGACGGTAACCCGCAAGTATATTGGGGTCGAGAAAAGAAAAACGGTCCTTTAATCCTAGCAGGACATAATCAATGGTCACGAGGCGTTAAAGCTGCTAACCAACATGAAGTCTATGACTTTATTGCTAATCAAAGCGGCAAGCCTGGCACTCCTGAACAAACAAAACAACGTCAACAGTTTGCTACAAATTTTGCAAACTTGTATCCATTGTTTGATGCTGCAACTCCAAAAGACTTTGTTGGTTTTGTATACGCTGATAATTTGTTTGGTGTTGAACCGAACAATCCTAAACAATTAGAAAAACCTACAAAAGAATATCCAAGAGGTATATGGACATTTTGTCCTAATCCTATATCTAAAACTTGCTATCATGTTGATGCGGCAAGTGAGCTAGGACAACGCATTGCCAAAGCACAAGTAATGGTTGTAGGTCACGCAACATTTGATATATTTGGTGCTAGCGATAGAGAACAACAACCGATGGACGATTTTAGCATGTTCAATGCTACTCCTGGATTAATTGTACAAGGTCCTATCTATACAGATACAGCACCAGAAGTTGATACTACACCAATTGATGAAATGATTGTGTATGTACAAGAACACGGAAAAGTAGTTGATGGCTTCCTTGGAAGTTTACCAGATCCAGATAAAAACGGTATATTTTATCCGTTCTTCAATCAGATGAGTAACTTACATGCTCAAGGCAAACAAGACTTTAACAGTATTAACGGTAAAACTTTTATTGATTGGATGCAACAAAAAGGTGTTAGTGGTAAAAAGCAACAGCATATCGTTGATATGATACAGCAACATCCCGGCGGACTTGATGCAATATTTTTCCTAATTAAAGGAATTAGAAATATGAAGGATCAAATCGATGCCGGCATCAGACAACAACCGCGTAAGGAAATATGGGATACCAACAGCGAGGGTCATGTTCGCTACGCCCAGAAACATCATAAATATGGGAATATAAAGATTGTTCCTACAACATGGGTACCAGGACGTTAAAATGAGATTACGAGAACTATTTGAAAACATATACGAACAAGTGCCCGAAGGTGGTGACGAATTTGACGGCGGATTAAAAACTATTGGCATTTGCTATGGTCGTTGGAATCCACCACACAAGGGCCATAGAGAAGTTTGGAAACAAGCCAGTAAAAATCCTATCTGGTTTGTAGGAACCAATGAAAGCACAGAAGGTCCTAAAGATCCATTACCTTACGAAGTTAAATTGCAGTGTATGGCGGCGGTGTGGCCGGGTGTTGCAGGCCATGTAATTCCAGAACAAGACTTATTTGTAATGGCTACAAACATTTACGAAAAATATGGTGAAAATGTTCATTTAAATGTTTATACAGATGAAGAATGGTTAGCAAGTAGTTTGCTAAAATATAACGGCATGATGAATCAAAAGCACGGCGGTTACAAATTTGTTCAGATTGATTGGAAGAAAACTGAACGACTAGCTCGTGCTACTGATTTACGCGATAGTGTACGAAAAGGTAATAAGGCTAAATTTTATAAAGATGCTGGAATTCCATCAACAGCTATGATTACCATTGGGGAGAAAGCGTATCCTTTGTTTGATATAGTTGCTCATTACTTACTCAAGTATCCAGAAAAAGTTACAAAAAAATCTGCTGTAGCTGAAACTACAGAAAGAAAAATGTCTAAAAGACAACAACAATCTACCGTCGGGCTTAATACCTTTGGAGATAGCGAGCTCATGAACTCCGACTATACACAGTATAGATTAGGTCTAGCAGTAGCTATGGCAGACGGAACTACTCCAATTCCCGATATTGGTAAAACGTGGCACGGTAAGAGAAAAACTACTCATCCGTTTACACAAGAAGAACAAGACATGTTAATCCAAGCATACAAAGCAGTTGGGGCAAATTATCAAGATTTAAACAAAGGTAACATGAAAAGCATGGAACTAGATACAACAAACAAAGTTAGTCCTATAGCAAAGCCTAAAAAGAACAAGTACGGAGTATAAAATGGACGAGAAATTTCACCTAGCATTAAAAACAGCATTTGCTAGCGAATACGCTTTTTATTTAAAAGCACAAAATTTTCACTGGAACGTAGAAGGAAGTAACTTTCCTCAGTACCATGAATTGTTTGGAAATATATACGAAGAAGTAGGCGGCATAATTGATGACTTTGCAGAAAATCTACGTAAGTCGGGAACTTATGCACCGGCTAGTTTTTCAAAATTCAGTATGTTAACTACTATCGATGACGAGAATGGTGTTCCAGATCCAGGAAGGATGTTAGCAGAATTATACCAAGACTCTGAAACAATGGCAGGGGTG